AATCTGCCTTAAAAATCATTTTTGGATATTCGTCTATTTGCACAGTTCCCATGATGCTATTATATAGAAAGTTACCTTCTATTTTAATAGAAGCTTTTTGTGGTGTGTCAACATTAAATTTTATTTCCAATTTTCCATTTTGTAATTTGCCATTATCAAAAATAGCGGAACCCATCTCTGTGGAAATACTACCTGAAACATGTGGAGTTATGGCGTCTAATTTAAGATTATAGTTTTCATCACCAAACGGCGTATCTATCACCATTTTCCATTCACCAATCATATGATCCTCACATTAATTTTACTAAGGTTTATATTATACTACAAAACCAAAACATTTTTATTCTACAAAAAATAATTTCTCCTCATAGCCTGAAGGAGGGTCGTCTTTATGCCATACATTAATTCCAACTATAAATCTTTGACTATTTTCACCACTTGGAGTAGTACCATGTAATATGCGTCCTGCGTCAAAATATACAACTCTATTAGGCCTATAGGTAATGATATCTCTTTTGCCAATTGGTTTATAGTATTTTTTTAAATGAGTCATTGTATATGGATCTTCTTCCGTAGTTAATAATACATATTCTTTTACTACATCTACGTCTACCCTGCCGGGGTGAATTTCCAAAACACCAGGATATACATTCTCGTCCACCTCAAAATGCGCATAGTATACTGCTCCTATCATCGGGCATCTAAATTCACCATTTTTTTCGTAGACAAAGGTATCTTCGTCTAAATGAGTTGGAAGAAACTGGCCGGGATTATAAGTTCTTGTCCAATATTCAAAACCAACTATCTCATCCAAATCGCAAGGTAAGTTATCTTCCCATATAGCTTTAACTAATCTTTTCTTTACAGTATCGCATGGGCTTCTCCACCAACCATCCCAAAACATCCAAGGAGAAAATACGGAAGCGTTATCATTATGATAGATATTTCCAGTTTTTAATTGCCTTGGACTTTCACCCATAGACGCAGGAAAAAAAGTAGGATCGTTTTCTATGTCTTTGAGAAGCTCTTCATCTTTGATGTAATCATCAATTATAACTATTGAATTTTGAGCTTTTTTAATTTTAGGATTTTGATATTCCATATTTACTCATAGTGGAATTCATTTAAAGAAAGAGCCAATGGTGGATTATCTTTATGCCAAACATTTATAATCATCACTTGTCTAATCCCAGAATTTGCTGGAGTGGTATTATGTATAACGTGACCAGCATCTAGTATTATTAATCTATTTCCTTTGTAGGCTATTCTTTCTCTTTCTTCCACAGGAGATATCTTAATGTTTTCTTTTTCTAAAGCTTCATGCGATCGATCAATTAAGGTGTGTTTGTGAATTTCCAAAAATCCACCATCTGTGTTTTCGCATCCGTATAATATTGCGCCATTTATTGGGCCGGTAAACACTTTATCCCTAGCATAAAGGAAAGTGTCTTCATCCACGTGTGTCGTAAGAAATTGTCCAGCCCTGTATGTTCTTGTCCAATATTCAAAACCAAGTATATCGTCATGCTGGTATTCTAATCGACTACCCCATATACTTTGTATTATTTGTTTCTTTAATGTATTAGCTGGACTGTTCCACCAACCGTCCCAGAACATATATGGTGCGTAGCAGCTTGCTTGCTCGTAGTGGTAGCTATTGAGCTCTGTAGCTATTTGGTCTCCACTACCCATTGATTCAGGATAAAAGTTAGGATCTTTTAGCATCTTTGAATAAAGATCTTTGTTTAAAAAATTATCTAATACAATCATTTTTTATTCCATCTATTGCGATTAAATCGCTAATTATTAATACTTGGAGAAACATAGACGTATAGATCCATTCTAAGTTCTGGATTTGTTACCATTGACTTTTTAAGTACGTCGGTAATACTATTGTTTGCTTCTACGTAAGATGGAACAAAGGCTTTAATAAACATTTCTTGAATATCTACAGTTTTTGGATCTAAACTATTTTCTATACAAAATTTATATATTATTGATTCAAATAATTCATTTTCTTTATCTAAGAATAATTGTGGGATTGATGGAGACAATGGATGAATAGAAGATAAAGATCCTAAAGTTCTATATCTTAAAGTTGAAATAAACCAATTTTTAAAATTAGGAGGAAGAATTTGATCTTCTTCTATTTTTCTTCTTGGGTCAGGGTCATTGCTTAAGTATCGTTCTAGTACAGTAGGGAAACTAAACTCTTCCATCTCCGTAATAATTTCATCTGAAAAATCAAGGTCTACCATTGCTTGATTACATTTTACTGGAAGTGAGGTTGTATTATTCCATGGATCATTGGCGCATTTAGACCAATGATATGCTGTCTTTAAAGCTCCAAATAGAGTTCTGCATATTCCCCCACAACCTGGCCAATTTATATATGCAGAATCGGGAATGTTTTTAAATGTAACCTTAGCAATGTGTATATTACCAACTGAATTAATTAAAGAGACGTGAGATATTAAATTGTCGGCAGTAAAATATGATATATCCAAAAGGGGTCCTGGTACCCCATTGGTTATGGTCATGTCGTGAAAACCTATAGCTCCATATTCCTCTAGGTCGCATCTTCCAGCTTGTATGTCAAGAAAAAAGTTTTTCCATTCTGGGTCATTCAGCAGCGTATCATAGTTTTCTATCAGTTTTGCAGCGGAGTTAAAAATCATAAATAAACTTTTATCTTTTTCATAATAACCGTCTATTATATCTGTTAACCATTCATAATTTTGATGATTAATTTTTTCAGTTTTATTATCTGAAATAACATAATATGTAAAATTGTTTTTAAAAACACCCAAATGAAAAAATGCAATTAAGGTTTGATCACCAATATCATATAAATCATATTCGGTATATTCCATAAACCCACTAGGGTAAAGGAGATTTATTGTGAAATCATCCTTAATACTGGTTATAGCATAGGCAGCATAGTTGCTTGGATCATATTCTTCGTGCGCCTTGATTTGCATTTTAACTCCTAGTTACAGTAAAGATATCTTATTGTCTATCTCTTTTATCTTATAGATTATATCATAGATGTCTTTTTCAGCTGTGCTATTTTCAGCGGGGATGAAGCTGTCTTCATCAAACTCTTCTAGATCTATGTTTAGTATTGACAGTCTTAAAATTAAAGCTTTTTCAAGTTCTGTTTTCACTAATTGATATGCTTCTTTTTTTTGTTCAGAAGATAGGCTAAATCGCATGCTTATACTTCTAGACTTGCAATTTCCTGTTTAATAATATTTAGAGCATCTAAACCCTTTTTTAATCGCCCACGTGCACCTACTACTCTTAGGTCACTTAAATCAATAGATGGATCTTCTTCTTCAAAACTGTTCTCATCAAATGTTACTGGGTCAATTTCCAGCACTATAAGAGCTTCATAGATATCCTTTTCATGTTTTGGGATATTTTCTTGCAATATTTCTAATTTAGTGCTTTTGTCTACATTGTTAAAGAGCATAACCATTCCTTTGGATTCTGGACATATATCACATATAGTACCAAATTATTTTGTAAATTTACCATTTTTTGTATCATCTGAAAATGGCTCAGCAAGTTTGATCAGCCCATCATGCTTTGGCCCAATTTGGTTACCGTTTTCATCTAGCCCACTTCTAATGCCGTTCATCCAAGTCCAAGGTTGTTCGTGAAGCTTTTTCATTTTTGCGTCGCCGTATGATTGACGTTTGGCCATTAGTTCTGGCTTATCCCAAAGATTCTCAACTACTACTTCTGTATTCTCTAGAAGATCATTGTTGTATATATTAAAGAACATAAATGGCATTCCTGCTTCAAATCTAACTGGTTCTCCAATTTTAGTAATTTTCCAATTCATATTAAATTCATCTGGCCACCAGGAGCTTGGTATGGTTGCTGATAGTGGAGCTGCGCCATCTACAAAATAATTTGGAGATCCTGATATCCAGGTGTCGTAACCTTCTTCGGTGTTGATGGCCCATCCTGTTGCAAAAGAAATAATCCCAATTATAGATGGAATTACCACTGGTCTTCCATCTAAGAATTCTCCCTCTAAAACTCTAGGAGTTGTATTTCCGCCATCCCATTGAACTACTACATCCTGTTGCAATATCAGTTCCCAACCATTTACATTAGCTGCAGACATGGGCAAACACTTATAAGCGTGCTTGTTGTAGGTTTCGTCCATCCAATCTCTCTTGAGTCTAGATTGTTGTATCTTTGGTGGATTTTGATGAGTTTTAGTTAATGTTATTTTCGTCATACTCTTCTTCTAGAAATTGTTCTATAACTTTTTTAATGTTTGCCAATGCGTCCTCAGGGGATGTACTTCTATTTCCACTGCTGTATGCTAAGTCTAATAAATCTGAATTACAAAATCTAACATACTTACTTCCATCTTTGGATACGATAAATTTCTCAAAATTTCCATTAATTACATTACTATTTTTTTGTAATTCTTTAAAAAGCGGATGCATATCTCCCTTTGGCTGACGAAAATCTATGTCAGTTTTATCGTGCTCTTCTCTTACTCTTTTATAGGCTTCTTTATCTTGGTTTGGATCTAAAATATTAACCATCTCAGAAAATGGAAAATCTGTATTATAAAGTTTTACCATATGATCTTTCATATTCTCGGCACTAGTGTTAGAGTCAGCAAACTCTCCATAGGCATCTTGGCAAAAATCTGTACTAGGGAGAGCTAAAGCTTCAAATCCCAAATCTTTATATTGATTGTAGATATCTTGAATAATTGTATACTGAGGAGAGTTTGCGCATTCTCCGGTTACGTTGAATAGTATAGAAACTTTTCCTTTAAGATTTGCTAAGATCCCATCTTCTCCATCTATGGATTTAAGTGGAAAATCATATATGTTATTATCTACATGTTCTACAAATGATTCTTCTGAATTTTGATTCATTTTTTCTCCTTTTATTATATTATTTTGTATAAATAAGTCAAGATCATCAGGCGTACCCATACCATGCATAGCATTTACTTTATGCGAAATGATTAATTTTTGATCTCCTATAGCCTCATTGTATACCGGGCATATGTAAAATTCGTCATTTGTTCTAATATTTTTTTGTATCATTTTATTAGCGTATTTAACATAATCTGAACCTTTTTTCCAGAAGTATATACCACAAGTAGCTTCATTGCTAATTACATCTTTTTCTGCAACTGCGTCAATAGTTCCAAAATCATTATTTTTAACGTAAGACCATTTGGGATCGGAATTTTCAAATGTTAATATTCCTCCATCTATGCCTTTTAGTATAAAATTGTTGATTATGAGATTAATATCATCGTCTATGTATTGATCAATATTTGCTATAACTAGATGATCATTATTATCTATTAAGTCTTTTGCTAGCAAGCTAGATGATACTGCGCCGGGTAGCTTGCCATTTTGTATAATAATTTTACCTTGATTTACATGCTTATGAATCAATTCTGCAATGTTATATAAATCTTGGTCTTCTTTTCTAACTATGAATATATATTCTGCTTCAATGCCAATATTTTCTATAACTATTTCTATCATCGTTTTATTATTTATTTTAATCATTGGCTTGATATCTTTATAGCCAGCATCTTTAAATCTAGAACCTTCTCCAGCCATTGGTATCAAGACTTTAATTTTTTGCTTTTGTTCATTATTCATAATAGTATTTAAATAATTTCTTGATTGTTTAATATTTCAACTGATAAATCTTTCCAGTCAGCTTGAATGATAGTATACCAATTTCCAGTTTTAATGTAATTTAAATATTTGTCTAGTGTATTAACACGAGTTGGATTAAAGAAAATTCTAAACTTTTGATCATCAAAAGGATGAGCAATTTCTATTATTTTTGTTTTTTTATCAGCAAAAATAGCGTTACATAATCCACTTCCTTGAAGACTAATTATTGTATTAGAATTTTGAATTAAGCTTATTTGTTCAATATAACTTAATTCTTCAAAGAAAACTTTTTTAATTTGTTTTTCTTTTTTATTAAAAATAGTTTTTAACAAATCTATAAACTTATTTTCGTCTAATATTGTTCTATCAAGATATGTTTTACACGTATTAAGAAAATCTTTTGGGTTAATTGTTTCTTGTTCTAACATTTTTTTAAAATCTTCATTAAACTTATTTGAATAATTTTCTCTAGAAATATACAATACATCAATTTTTTGATCAAATTTATTAATGTATTTTTTATGCCTATTTACCATAAGGGATAAACCAAATAGGCAAGTTTCGTAGCCTGGGAATGTAAATGGAAATTCTATATCAGCATCTACATAATCTTGGACTAAAGATCTTGAAGCCCTGTAGTACCTTGTCATTTCTGACATATTTGACATTTTATCTCCAGAAACTAATTTTACAAGATTAAATTTTTTATCTATTTCATCAGATATTAAAGCATTATCGTCATGTATGATGTACACTTCTTCTATAAGTACATTTTCTTCACCATTAGAAAAAATGTCTTCATTATTTAAATTAAATTCCTTTTTATATATATCAAATATGCCTTTATGGTAAGCATGGTCGTGATGGTCAAATATAAAAAATGGTTTTATTTCACTATCAAAATCATTAAGTGTTTCAAATTGACTATAGAATTCAGTAAATCCATGGAATATAGGAGTAAAAGCTAAGACTACAAATCTTTTACCACTAACTACTCTTGTTGGATAATCATTTTCTTCTACGCAATTTTGATTTCTGTTTTCTCCTTCTTTAAATGATTTTATTAATAAATTTTTTAATTTTAATATTTGAAATTTATTTTTTGATTCATATTTTTGATCTTCATCTAAAGTAATTGTAATTTCATGGTCAATAAATTCAACATTTTCACAGTCAACTGCAATTTGAGCAGTTGTGTATTGAATGTTTCTAGTAAATTTGCTAGGAATTTTTTCAATTTTATTTGTATCAAATATATAAAAATAAAAATCATTTTCCAATTTAATCAGCCTTTAATAGAGTTGGCAGTGGTGCCGTTTCAATTCCAGAAGAAGGTGTTTTTGATTGGCCAATTTCATTATAGTTATACATTGTAACTGCACTATATTTAGTGCCTTTAGTTACTTCCATTGATCCATGTGCATAGATATAGGTTGAAGGAAAGAATATGACATCTCCCTTTTGAGCTTTAAATTTAAGGTTTAGATAAGGGAACCAAAGCTCTCCTCCTTCATAGTCATCATTGAAGAATCCGACTGAAGAAAGTGTGCAAAAGTATGAAAAACCTGAATCTGTATGGACTTGGAAGTGCTGACCTTCTCCGTACTTTATGAAGTTAATTGCTTCCATAAACTCCATCTTAAAATTATATCTTCTTTCATAATCCGCTAAGCAAGTCTCTAAGATAGAGTTATAGTCATCATAAACATTCTTAATCTCAGATAGTTCTTCTGGAAGATGGTCCCAGTGCTTTGGTCCTATTTTTAAATCATAGCAATCTCTATACTCTGGCATTTTTTCGTTATATCCAACCATAGCTTCATTCCATTTAAAATAATCATGGTCACTATCAACAAGAGTGTCTTCTAGTCTTTTAGGAATGTTAACGCCGTCTGGTACTGCGTTTCTGTAGAGTATTACTCCTAATTTTGGGTCTTCTATATTAAAAATTTCCAATTCAATCTCCAATTTATTACTAGCTTGCTAGTTCTGTCATGATATACTTTACCATAGCGTTTATTGAATAGTCAAATTTTGAAAATATGAGAGGCAAAATATGGAACAGTCACTCGTTCAACCAGGCCATTTTGGTAATTCTGTTAACAATATAAAAGTAATTGATAATTTTATAGAGCTAGATGATCTTAAGATTGTACAAAAATTTTTGCCCACCATCAACGAATGGATGGATGCCGGAGAGAATCAATATGCAGATGATGGAACTTGTATCTATGATGCCTCTTACTGGGCAAATAGGCAATGTAGTTGGGATATTCTTCAGAGAATTAATATTCAAGTTTATAATATAATTGATAAATACATTGAAAAAATGAAACAATTTTTAGAACAATCTTTTAATGTCGGTCTATCTACTAGGCCTCCAGTGATAATTAAATGGCGTCCTGGCATGGAACAAAGACCACATGCAGATAAGCAAACTAATGACGGTAAACCAAATCCTTTTCCAACTTATGATATAAATTCATTGTTTTATTATAATGATAATTTTCAAGGTGGAGAATTATACTATCCCGACCATGATTTAACTGTAGTTCCAAAACCTGGCTTAGCTGTTGCTCATCCTGGAGATATCAATTATCTACACGGAGTCAAGCAAGTTGTCTCTGGAGAAAGATATACTACTCCATCTTTTTATACCATTACTGAGTTAAAGTAAAAAAGACTAAGCTTGCAAGTCGCCCAAGGCTACCCAAGTATCAGTAGCTCTCTTGATTAACGTGACAGAAGACCATTGAGCTCTTAAGTTAGCTCGGTTTGCTGTGCCTTGCGGTGTAGCATTTAACGTTACGCCTGCAGTTACTACAATGCTTGTAGCTCCTGCTCCTGTTTGAAGAACTGTAATTTGACTTCCAATTGGAAAGGCTACTGATGCATTTGTTGGGATTGTTACTGTATTAGCTGAAGCAACACTCATTTCAATCATGTCATCTTTGTCATTTAACACTAATGTGTAACTAGCAGTTTGTGCATTTGTTATAACATTAGAAGAAGCAAAGTCTAATGATATTGTTCCATTACCAACTTGTAATTTTTTATTAGTAGTATCCCAAGAAAGTCTTGCATCTGTAGTAGATGAACTAGTGGAAAGGGTTAGAGTTGGACTATTCGTTACTGGACTTGTAAAAGTTTTGTTTGTAAATGTTTCGGTTCCTGCAAGGGTTGCTAATGTGCCAGTAGTTGGAAGAGTTACCGATGTTGTACCAGTTGCAGTCAATGTAGTTGCAAATGCACCTGAAGTGGTAAAGTTTCCACCAAAAGTAAGAGTCTTACTTGCATTAACTATAAGGTTCCCAGTTATAGTTGTTGTTGATCCACTATTACCAATATTTATTGCAGTAGCATAAGCATTACCTACGCCTACTGATCCGACTGATGTACTTCCATAACCACCATCAATTGATACACTTCCACCATTGTTAGTTGCTCCGCCAGAAGCACTCCCTCCATACAGAGCTGCTGGACCACCAGATACTACCCCTGTTCCTACGGCGTCGGCTCCTGCTACACTGACATATGGAGCTGACTGATTTCCTGATCCATTTAAGTTATTAGGTTTAATCATCAGAGTTCCATAAACTGCACCACTTGTTGTTATTTGTGAGCCACCGCTTTGTCTGCCAACTACGGTTAAGATATTATTTATTGTTGTTGCTCCGGTTGCAGCACCAATGTTGAGTGCCGTTGCTGCACCTGCAAAGTTTATAGTTGTTTGACCAACATTCAGCAAGGTAAAGGTAGAACTTAGGCTATTTAACGAGGTTTCAATAGTTGGACTTGTTAAAGTTTTATTAGTAAAAGTTTCAGTTCCTGCGAGTGTTGCTAATGTACCGGTCTCTGGCAGTGTTATGCTAGTGTTGTCTGTAGTTGCAAGTGTGGTTGAATAAGCGCCGTCTTCTGTAGTAATTGTAAAGTTTCCGCCAAGAGTAATAGTTTTATCATAATTGACCCAATTGGTTCCATTGTATCTTAGCATTTGCCCAATTGATGATGATGTTATTACGGTGTCGGAAAGATCATTTAATACTGCTGAACCAAGACTTCCAGTCGGACCAGTCGGACCAGTCGGACCAGTCGGACCAGTAATGCCAACCTCGCCCTGTAAACCAGCAAGGGACACAGCCGCAGAGCTAAAAGAACCTTCACCTGCTTCATAGTCAGAATAAACACTGAAACTAGTGTCTTGAACAAGGGCTGTAATTTCACCGGTAATATATCCTGATGCTGCATTGACTTTTACGTGATTACCTAAAGCAAAAGCTCCAGTGTTAGCGGAAGTGAATACATAGGTAGTGCCAATAGTTCCATCAATGGAAGTTGCACATGATGCAGTAACTCCAGCATAAGCGCGTCCTGTAGAACCCGTAGGCCCTGTAGGCCCTGTAGGCCCTGTTGGACCAGTCAACCCAGTATCCCCAGTTGGGCCAGTTGGACCGGTGTCTCCAGTAGGGCCAGTTGGGCCTGGAGCACCTTCTGCTCCATTTATCCCATTTAATCCATTTATTCCAGGTTCTCCTTGTGGTCCGGTAGGGCCTGGAGCACCTTCTGCACCAGGCATACCTGGAGCACCTTCTGCTCCTGTAGGACCAGTATCCCCCATGGGTCCGGTAGGGCCGGTAGGACCGACCTCAAGGCCTGCTACGGCTATATAAACCGATATCCTGACTGAGTTAGAAGCTGGGGCAGAATCAAAATAAACTGTGATAGTGTTACTAGATGTAGCTTCCCAAGAAGTTAATATTAAACCATATGGAGAAGCTGCTTCTCTAACGGTTACACTTACATCTCTGCTTCCAAAATTATGGGTAAGAACAAATGAAGTACTGGTTCCATCTCCTACAGTTGCATTATAAACTGTGCCAGCTAAGCTAACTGCACTAGTGAATTCTACAATAGCATTAGAGCTATTCTTGTAAAATATTTTTCCATCAGCGTAGTTTAACGCCAATTCACCATGATCCAGCGTTGTAGGAGCCTGAGTTGGAGTTGCTGATCTTTTTATTTTAATAGTGTTAGCCATAGTAGATCTCTTTTACTTAAATACCGGTGGGAAAGACGGTGGAAAGAAAGGTGGAAAGAAAGGTGGAAAGAAAGGTGGGAAGAAAGGTGGAAAGAATGGTGGGAAGAATGGTGGGAAGTAAGGAGGGAAGTAAGGAGGGAAGTAAGGAGGGAAATAGGGGGGGAAATAAGGTGGGAAATAGGGGGGGAAATAAGGTGGAAAATATGGTGGGAAATATGGAGAATACTTAGTGTAAGCTACATCTTCTTTTCTAGGATATACCGTATTAGCAGCAGGTGTTTCAGATACAATCTCATCCAATCTAGTTAAGTTGCCACCAGAAGGATCGTTTAAGTTAGTATTAGATACAACTCCGTACGTCAAAACCCGCTGCTGTCAACTTAGGGTCAGCAACAACGGGCTTATCTCCAACTATGTTGGGTACATTATTTTTTCTTGGTCCTGATGAATTTCCGCTGCTAATAGCCATAATTTAACCTGTTGACAAATAATATATTATATTGACTTGTCATTTCTACTCCATAGATAAAGTGTCAGTTAATTATAGTCTTAGAACGTTCCACCGTCAAGTGTGTAGTTGCCAGCAGCTACGTCAGCTAAAGTTGAGCTATAAGCCTGTACGTTGGTCCCAATGGCCAATCCAAGCGCCGTACGAGCATCTCCAGCATTTGCTGAGCCAGTTCCACCGTTAGCAATAGCTATTGACGTACCAGTCCAAGTACCAGCGGTAATTGTTCCAAGTGTAGTAATGCTGTCATCGCCAGTATACGTGCCACCAGCCACTGCAGCGAGCGTAGAGTTGTAGGCCTGTACGTTGGTGCCGATTGCTAATCCAAGAGCCGTACGGGCTGCTCCAGCGTCTGTAGAGCCTGTTCCACCGTTAGCTATGGCTATTGCCGTACCATTCCATGTACCAGTTGCAATTGTTCCAACTGAGGTAAGGCTTGATGCCGTTACTCCTGAACCAAGAGTAGTAGCATTAAGTACAGAAGTTCCTGCAATCAGCAATGACTTACCAGTAACAAGGTTCATATTTTCAGATGAAGTCCATGCGTCAGTTGCGTCAATCCAGTTAAAGGTCTTGTCCGTATCGCCCTTAAGGGTAA